GGCGATAGATGTCACTATTCGCATGTATCGCTGCGAGTATCAATATGATTTAACAATAGACGACTTTAGTATAGTGGAGGTGCAATAAGATGCAACGCATAAACTGGTTCACCTGCATATGTGCAGGATATCTCGGAGCTATGATAATAATCATGATCTGGGCATGTGTGTAATGTATGCTGTGTACACTGTGTACATACCCTGTGGTTATGGGTGAAAATGAAATGGTAAGGCTGAGGGAGCATGGGCAGGATTGTATGTGTATAGAGAGATGAAAAAGCACACTATTAAGAAAAAAAAATATATAATAAGAACTATATAAATATACATCCTTATATGTTCTCTAACATTCTCACCTATCTCCTTACTCTAGGATATAGGCGTGCTCCTTATTAGACGCAACCAAATTCTGACAGGCAACCGGAGGGTATGTACACATTCCACACATGCACACAAACCACTGCTACAAACCTACATGCAAAAGCATATAAAAATGTTATTGACAACTAAGCAAATCCATGATATGCTACGCATAACAATAAAGCATAGGAGGATTTGCATTATGGTAACAGTTAAGAGTAACACAGTGTCGGTAACAGCAAGATTGGATATTAAGTCACTTGCTATCTGTGCGTCATTCTTGCATAAGCAAGGGGAGTTTCTAACAACCAAGAGTGATCTTATCTGGCGTATTATGGAGATATTCAAGAATAGCATAGTAGGGAAGGGCATCGTAGCATTGCCTGAGACAATAGAAGATGCTGTCTGCATGCTGGAGGAGATTGGCATATCTATGGCAGGCAATGAAAGGCAGCGTAGACAACTAAGTAGGGCTATGCAAGAGCAGACAGGCGTAGCAGACTTCGGATGTTCGCCCTTGCGAAAGCAAGTAACAAAGTCACAGCCTTCAAGAGAAGATCGCTATCAAGCCTTGTGCATGTTGCGAGCAGATCAGGACTTGCCTGTAATGGACAGGAATGACTTCTATAAGATGGAAGCACGCCAACGTGCAAATGGTTATATGGACCGTGAGAATCCTGCACAGGCATATATAACGCCTGAGGCACCTGCAGATATAAACCAGCAAGTGCAGATGGCAACTGCACGCACTATGCAGGAGCGGCACGCATTAGCATCTGTGCATCCGCCTGTAGTGTCGACGAAGCCTGCAAGCGAGCAGGGCGAGCCTACTGCGCCTGCCAGCACTATTAGTAATGATGGCAATTAACCTTGTTTCATTAATTGAAACAAGCTGCTGCGTGCAACATCTGTGCAAACGAACTTGCAAAGCACAGGTGCTGCACATATTGACAAAGATGGCAATGCTATGATACAATGCAATCATTAAACAGTAAGGATGCATAGCATCATAATATTAACCAGCTGCAAAACGCAGCAAACAAACAAACATGGAGGTGCAAACATGGAAACACAGGATACACAAGCAAAGCGGGAAATGACTAACATAGAAATTGCGCAGAACTTGATTGACAAGGCTCGCATGTGGCATGCAGCACTACTAAATAAACACTATGAGAAAATGGCTGATAAAGACGCAAACGCCATCGCAGTTGATGCAAAGCTGCACATGATGGCAGATGTATATCTCAGCGTACTCGATGCCCTTGATAACCTGAACAAGGCATGCGCGGGAGATATCGACAAGAATGGTGGTGTTGCACTCGCACAGATCGCCTGCGAACTGCTCGACCTGCTCATGTTCATCAAGACGCAGGGACGCAGAGGTGGTCGTGCAGAGGCAAGCAATTCCCTTGAAATGCTCCTCAGCATGATCGAGAAAGCAGGTGCGAAATGTCAGTAGAAGAAAGCATAAACGAACTCAGGCAACTAATCGCAGACCAAAACATCTCTGGAACACAAGTGTCCGCTCTCTTTAGAGAGATGGGCTTTGCCACGCAAAAGCGTGCTAGTGTGCAAGTGCATAAGGCTGCACCTGTCACAAAACTCACCACAATAGTGCGAACCTATACATGCGCAACGTGCGGTTCCAGATATACACATGCCATTAAGATCACAGATGCAGATACCTTGTGTGGCGTGGATAAGAGCAGTGGCCAAGTCATCATCGCAGACGCTAAGCGTGGCCCTTATATCATCGACAGCTGGACACGTTCTTGCAATCGCTGCGATGACTATATCAGCAAACTCAGCAAAGAGGAACTCATTGAACGCTATAAGCAGGCACGCATGTTCGTGCCCTTGCCAAATCAGAAAGGAGAATAGGCACATGACAGTAGCAGAACTTCTCGCAGAACTAGCAGGCCAACCGATGGATAGGAAGGTAGCTATCCTTATAACCTTCGACGACTATGCAGCACATCTCACAGCAGGCGCCGACGAAGTCGTGGCAGAGATCAGCATGGTCATGTCTGACGATCAAGTGAATGGCGAAGATTGCATCACTCTAATCGCTAGTGATGAGGTCCTCGCATGAACCTAGCACGCATGCTCTTGCCATACATCATCTTCATCGCACTTGCGACCCTGTTCGCTTGGTGCAGAATAGGATAGAGAGAAAGGAGTAACGAATATGAGTTTAAAAATGGTAAACTGTGAACAGTGCCCGTGCCTTAACACAGACATAGAACGAGGAAGCAGCTGCAATCTTGGCTTCGCAACTAAGATGCGGAAAACAAAATCAGGCAATTTTGTAACATCTAGTAGGGTTGACGCATGCGCACTAGTAATGGTTATGACAGTAAATCTGCGTTATAACAAGCCATATGATGAAGATATTATACAAGGAGATGAAGAAACATAATATAAATACATTGACAAGATAGCAGAATTGTGATATGCATAGTTTCAACATTGATGATCTGGTTAAGCTGCATATCACAACAACTATAATATAGAAAGGAGATGATTACCATGACAGGCTGCTAAAAGCAGCACTCCAATCTGACGAGTTAAATAGCTTTAGGTACGGATATAGTAAGAAGCAGATACACCTAACCAATAACAAACTAAGAAAGCTGAGGAGGAATTAATATGTTAGAAGTAAAAGCGAAAGTACCGAAGGCGGGTGGCGTGGAAGTAGCAGCACTGGTAGACCTGGGCGATAATCTGGCTGATGCCACCGCAAGATTCGGAGAAGAAGTGGTCTTCTCCAATTATCAGGCATCCGTGAAGATCACCGTACAGTCTCGCATGCGTGCGCTGAAAGAGAAGGGCAAGACCGACGAAGAGATCCAGGCCGAACTGGCAAACTTCAAACCGGGTGTAAGCGCAGAACGCACCGTCGACCCGATCGCCATGATTATGGGTAAGGCCGGAAAGATGAGCGAAGAGGAAGTCCTCGCCCTGATCACCAAGATCAAAGCAGCCAAAGGCATCGAATAAGCCTTATTGCGAAGCAATAGTCCCGAGCACGACTTTAAAAGGCTCACTTTTCTTCCTCCTTATAAATGCACAATATATCTCAGGGTTGTGCATATATCAGAAGGAATAAATATAATGGAGGTGCTTTATGGGATGCGATATCCACTGTTATGCAGAAAAGATGGTAAGCGGAGTATATAAGAGAATACAAATATTAAGCCCCACTCAATTACAGATCGTATAGTCTGTTCGGGTTCCTAGCTAATGTTCGTAACTACTCTGGAATATCTCCAATATCTGAACCAAGAGGCATTCCAGATAACGTAAGTCGTGATGTGCTTGACGAGTATGAAGATTGGGGACTTGATGCACATAGCGCATCATGGATAAGTGTCAGAGAACTGGAGTTGTACAATTATAATCAGATAATAGAAGACAGACGAGTTACGCAACAAATAGGACCAAATGCGTGGGATGGAGGCCGCACAGCTGAACCAGGAGGCGGAAAAAAGATGACTTTACGAGAGTTTCTTGGAGATCAGTTCTTTGAAGGTGTTAGGTGCCTAAAAGCCTGTAATGCGGATAGAATCGTATTCTGGTTTGATAACTAATAGGAGGAGCAACAGAGATGCCTAGCAACCGTGGTAACGAATGGATTTCATTTAGCAGAGCAGTCCTCACACATATCGAGGAGTATACAGTCCCGCAGTATGGCGATGCGCCTAACGACCAGCTTGCACAGGAGTGGAGCTACGCAGACTGCATGCTTGCTATTCGCAAGTACGCCAATCGCGCTGGGAAGAATAGCCGTGGTGCAGTTGAGGCAGAGAGGGATCTTGTCAAGATCGCACACTACGCATGTGTAGCTTTGAGCAAGTTAAGAAAGGAAGCAAAGCCATGAGCGAAGAACGGGAAGGGATGAGATGAGCCTACAACGAATCATAAAAGAAATAAAGGACCGTGATACTAAATCTCGTATTTTAAATAAAATAGAAGAAGCCTTGATGGAGGAAATCAATATGGAAAATATACCGTGCAGAAGTATTGAGGACGTAGAGGAGCAGACCGCAAACGGAGAAGGAAACCCAATATGGCAAATCGACGTTCTTTGCGGCGAAATAAGATACCTGCAAAACAAAGTTGTTGAGTTGCAAAATGCTATTGATCGAATAACTGGTAAAGGTGAGTAGCCTAGCCCTGATGGGCGGAAAGGGAGCGCACAAGATGAAAATATCTGAACTAATAACGCTCTTGCAGAAAGAGCAGGCGGAGCATGGAGATATCAGGGTTGCCATATACGACAACGAATATAGTGAAGACGTATATGTGGAAAGTGTTACCTTTATTGATAAGCCGCACACATTTCTAGACAGCACGCAAGAATCATACGTGCAGATAACATGAGGAGGCAAAGCCATGTCAGACAACAGATTAACAAATGCACAACTGGTAGAAGAAGTTATCAACGAGTATATGCGTGCGCCGCTTAACACGTACTATAAGAATATAATCCTTCAACGCCTGCAGGCAGGCAAATATATAGACCCGCATGAAGGATGCCGCAAAGATATGGAACGCATGAGGAACACAATCGCAGACCTAAAGTGCTGTGGCAACTGTGCCAACTTCGACGACTATGGGTGCAAGCTGTGCGAAGAAGGTGGCAAGGCACCGAATGAACTCTGCGACGAGTGGATTTGGGATAACCTGGCCAGTAAGGAAAGGAAGGCATAAGATGGCTCGCACTGGCATACAACTATGCTACCCCTTCGAGGAGCGCCGCTTGCAGAAGTGGCAATCCCCTTACATAATACAACCTAAACTGGACGGCGACCGGTGCCGTGCGTGTATAGACAACGACGGAAAAGCAACCCTCCTAAGTAGCGAAGAAAATATCTTCGCCTCCGTCCCTCACATCAACAGGGCATTGGAAGCTTTGCACCTCCGCAATGTTGAGTTTGATGGTGAGCTATACGTGCACGGTGCCCCGCACTACAGCATACACAGCATCGTAAGTCGCAGCATGCAGAACCGACACGTTGATTATAATCTGATGGAGTACCACATCTTCGACGTAGTCGCATCGGGCTACCAACTGCAACGCACAGCATACCTGATGGACCTGCAGGTATCGCACCCTCTGTACATAGTACATACAGAGGTGGTCGAAGACATGAATGCAATACAGCGTTTCGCAGATAAGATGGCAACGCAGAACTACGAAGGCTTCATCCTTCGCAACCCTGCTGCTGTCTACGTGCGAAAGAGAAGTATAAATATGATGAAATTTAAGCCGAGAAAGGAGGATATCTATGAAGTTGTTGGCTATCTTGAAGAGATTAGCAAGGCAGGAATACCCAAAGCTACCCTTGGCGCAGTTATCTGCAAAGGAGATGATGGCACTGAATTCCCTGTTGGCTCTGGGAGCTTCTTTACGCAGCAACACCGCTATGATTACTGGCAGATCAGGGAGACGCTTGCAGGACAGTATATGGCGAAGATAAAATACCAGCATATGCACCCGAGTGGGCATCCGAGGCATGCGGTGCTCTGTGAGCTGATTGACAAAGCAACCTTGTTTCAATAAATGAAACAAGCTGCATGCCATGAGTGTGCAATACACAGGCAGCACAACATATTGACAAACTTGCATAATTGTGGTATAATGTACATAAAGAATAGGAGAGAACCCTGATGCAAATCCAGTCGCACGCACATAGCCTTATCGAAAGCCTCAGCAATGTAGCCATCGGCTATCTCGTGGCATTGGCAAGTCAGCTGCTTATCTTCCCTATGTATGGCATAGAGATAAGCCTGCAGACGAATATCGCAATCGGCATCTGGTTCACCATTATTAGTATAATCCGCAGCTTTATAGTTCGCAGGATATTTAATAAGATAAGCGAAAGGAGAATAAACAAGTGTCAAAAGTAAGCAAACCTCTATATCATGGCCGCTTTGTCTATTGCGGCCAACATATGGACGATTGGGTACGAGCTGAGAGCGAAGCACAGGCATATGTTTTCCTCACTGCTCGCTTGGCGATTGAGATAGGCACGACAAGTTATAGCGTGCGTAATTATTTTAAGGCAAGACCTACACAATACACAATAGAGGAGGTGCAAGAAAATGACTCGAACAAAAGGTAGCAGAGGCATGAACGCACGCATTATGGAGCGTCTATGCACAGCATACGCCGCAGCACGAACAGTTGGCTGCCCTGTGCATATACAGGTTTATCCAAAAACAGATGCAGAGTATGAAGCGTGCAAGAAGGGAACGCCTGCTGGAATAGAGTATCTCCCACCCACTGTGAACCGCACGCAGGTTGTATGGGAGAATATCTTAATAACAAAACCGCATATGTGAGGTGCAGCGTGGAAGGACAAATCAAGAAAGCAATGCATGATCTCGGCACAGCATTTCCAGATGATCCTATAAACATAGAGGTCAACTACTACTACCGATGCAGAGAGAATAGGCGCACCTACACAGTATATGTCCCGAGCATCGGCGCAGCAAGGGAGGAGAACAAGTTGGCAGATGCAGTTGCACGCATTATGAAGATGGGAGGGAAAGATGCCTAGAGTCACTAAACAAATGGTTATAGATTTACAAAAGGAAGACATTCGCCGCCTTCGTGTCATGCTCACTGATGAACGAGAGAGACGCTTAGTTGCAGAGGCAGAACTTAAAGGTCTTACTCGTGCGGGTAGTCTTAACGGTCTCATCGAATCTGTAACACAGATGGTAGCAGCTTCTGCGCATGTTATCACAGACCTAAGAATAGCAGGGAGGCTGACGAAATGAAGAAACAAAGCAAGCGCACCCCCGCACAGGTCGCAGCAACTCAGCGCAACACCGCATACGGCATGATCTGCATGATGCGTGGAAGTACATTACACTTACTTGGCAAGCTCTATGACGCCCTTACACCTGTAGAGCGGGCACGTTTAGGTGCTATATCTCTAAACTTGTCAGACTTAATTAACCACTGGAAGGAGAAATAAATGCAACTAATCCAACCGCATAGCTCTTGGAACATCACCGACGCCACGAAGATACAAAACTACATGGACTGCCCGCGCAGTTATTTCTACGAATATATCCTCGGCTGGCGTCCTGAGGCACCGAACTTGCACCTCGAATTTGGCAAGGCATGGCACCTGGCTATGGAACACCTCATCCTCTGCCACGGCAGAGATGGATGCTATACACCTCTAGCAGTACACGAAGCTTATGAACTCTTCCTCACGCACTATCGCCAGTTTTGGGGACCTATGCAGGATGAAGCAAATCATCCCAAGAGTCCAGGCAGTGCGCTCAAGGCACTTGCAGAGTACACGATCGAGTATCATGCCGACTCCTTCACGCCTCTCTATACAGAAATCGCAGGCACAGTACCTTTGGCAGCGAATAAGCTCCTGCACTTCCGCATGGACTCCATCCTGCAGACAGGTAATATGGGCGAAGCAGATAGCATCCGAAGCAGGGAGCATAAGACAGCATCACAACTGAGCCGCCAGTGGACAGATCAGTGGTTGCTTAAGACACAATCCTTTATATATAATCATGTCCTCTGCTGCCTATTTCCACAAGATCAGGTATGGGGTATTGAGATAAATGGCGTGATCTTCAACAAAACCAAGATACAATTCCAACGTGTGCCTGCACGCCAGCCTGTACATATGATGGAAGTAGGCTTCTGGAACGTAGGCGCATGGTTCGATGCGATACAAGAAGATATTGCAAAGTTGCAAATCTGCTCACCGAGCGAAAACGTGATGCGCTGCTTCAGGCAAAACACCGAGAGCTGCACCAAGTACTTTGGTTGCCGCTATCACGACTTCTGCATGGGATGGGCTAATCCATTGCAGCATCTGGACGAAATGCCTATGGGTTTCAAGGTGGAATATTGGAATCCTGCAGACGAGGAGAGCAAGGTGGTCTTCGACTTACCGCATATTGCATCAGTATAGTAACCAGACGGCTTCGACAGGAGTCTGATAGGAGGAATATGAAAAAAATATCTTGTTGTAAGTGTGGAATGATATTAACAAAGGAAAGCGTTGTGAAAGATTTGATAGATAATAGTTTGTGTCGATGGTGCGCCGAAAAAGAAAATCTCAAGGCTCAGGCAGACCCTAATTGTTGCAAGTGCAAAGGGGAGGGATACACGATATACATTGATCATCATACATATCCAGTACCTCATGATTATGAGGTACAATGTAACTGTGATTGCATTAAAAAAGTTAAAGAGGTTTTGTCCGGACAATCCGATAGGAGGGGAGAAGTATGAGCGAGCAAAAAACAGATAACAAAATATCCAATGGTTGTATCGCATGGAAAGTACACCCTGGATATGGCCATGTTTGTTTTTCCATGTGTAGTGATGAGCAGCGGAAAATGTGTATTGATGAGTTTAGCGAAAAAATAAAATCTCCAAAGAAAGCAGGCGACAAGGGGGATGTATGAGCGAAAAATTACTGTCAGAGGATTTGGCGTATTGGCGATCAGAACGACCAGACGAATGGACGATGGATAGGTTTATCCGAAACGCGAAGGGGTTAGAAGACGAACTCGCCGCCTTGACCGCAGAGAAGAAGGAACTGGTGAATGGGCAGGAGGTTTTAGAAATAGTTGATTCTTGCTTCCATTGTTATGCTTCATCATTCAGAAGTGACGCAAAGGTAGAGGCGCAAAATTTATTTGCCGAGCTAATCGCAAAGCACGGAGAGTAGGTGGGTATGGAACTACTAATGCTTGTACTAATAATCATACTAGCAGCAGCAGCAGTCATAAGTATATTCATGGAATAACCTTGGGCGCTAGCCCATAAGAAAGGAGGTAATCATATGGTAGAGACAGCAACACCTATCAAGAGTAAGCAAGTGGACGCCCAGACATTGCGAGACCATCTCGCACCTGTACGTGAGTACATGGTTAAGGTAAATGGCCAAGTCCTGCTTGAGACACAAATCGTCATCGACATAAGCAAGCAGGAAGTGCAGCTTAACACAACTGCGAATGCAAGCGTAGATACGAAGGGAGGTAAGTAGCATGGCTATATTAATGCAAGTAGGTTACCGTAAGTTTATCGTACCTACGAATTGGATCTGGGATATAGACCGCATCATCCCAGTTGAAGAGGATGGAAGGAACTTCATTATCCCAAAAGAAAAGCCGTCATCTGGGGATGATGTAACCTTCTTAGTGGTTCCCGATTGTAGAATGAGTATGCCTAGATCGTATATCGAGAAAGGTGAGACAGCAGAAACTGAGGTGAAAGAAGATGCTTGATGTAAAGATCGAACTAGCAGCACTGCAAAAGCTCTACGCAGATAATCCGCAAAGCAAAACCTTCAACGCCCTGATCTATGGCGCAATGGGAACTGGCAAGACTCGCCTCGCCAAGACCTGCAGAGGCCCTGTCCTCATGCACAGCTTTGATCCTGGTGGGGAGAAGACCGTGCGAGATGAGATCAAAGCAGGCAAGATCATAGCTGATGCACGCTATCAGCAGGAGGATGCCAAGTTCCCTACCGCATTCGCCGCGTGGGATGCTGAGTATGACCGACTCAAAAGGGGAGGTGTGTTCGCAAAGATTGGCACCTACATGATCGACTCTGCAACAACGTGGAGCAGCGCAGCTATGAACGTGACGCTGAAGAAGGCAGGTCGTGCAGGTGGCACACCTCAGCAGAACGACTACTTGCCGACCATGATAATGCTGGAGAATGCCATTAAGGATATGATCGCCCTGCCTTGCGACGTCATCCTGATCGCCCACGAAGACGTCGAGAAAGACGAAGCATCTGGCCGTATGATGGTCGGCCCTGCATTTATTGGCAAACTGAAGATGCGCATACCTATTCTCTTCGATGAGATTTATTGCGCGCAGAGCAAGGAAACATCAGCAGGCGCGAACTATACCCTGCTGACACGCAATACCGGATTGTATAAGGCCCGCACACGCCTTGGCAAAGACGGAATCTTCGACACATATGAACAGCAAGACATCAAGATGCTCTTGAAAAAAGCTGGATATGATCCGGCGGATAAGGAGGTTTAATGGATGCGTTAAGCGAGGCGATCTTAGTAAACTTTAAGAAGGTTGCGGAAGAAGGTGACACCAAGTCTAGCACTGAGAAAGAAGCGTATAGTGTTAAGGCGTATAAGGTTGGCACACTGACAAGAATCGACGTGAAAGTCAAACAAAGCAAGGAGGAAAAACAAGATGGGTAGTTTCTTAGATCTCAACGTAAATGATGCAGTGGAATACAAGACAGCACCGGCAGCAGAGTATCAGCTTCGCATTATGAAAGCCGAAGTGAAACAGCAGAAACCGGAAAAAGGCACAGGCAAATTCATCCAACTGAAGTGCCAGATTCTCGACGAGAATCCTTATCTCAAGGATGTATCGCATGTCCTGATGCTGCCTGGCGCAGACGACGACCTCAAGCAGCAGAACAATCGTAAGCTGCGCATTAAGGAGCTGGTGCAGGCAATCGGCAACGACCCTGCCGCCCCCATTGACGTGGACAGCTGGGAAGGCGCAACCTTCTGGGCGATCTTGAAGGAAACCCACGATGATCAGTTCGGCGACAAGAACGAAATCCAGCGTGTGGTTGTGCGCCGTTAGTTAAACAGGCAGCAAAGCTGCGTGACTTGACCTGCATGTAGTATGATAACCCATGTAGCATACAGTACGCATCTTTGCTGCCGATCATTAGTGGCAACGCCACGCAAACTCATTTCAATTATTGAAACAAGGAGGCATTATGACAGACCTAACCAAATACGTTCCTCGCCTATCTATTGCTGTCAGTGCTAACTTGCAGAAAAGAATGCAAGATAAGATTCCCTGGGGCATCCGCTCTCAACTCATAACCACCCTTCTCGAAGAGGTGCTGGATATGATAGACGCCAATGGGGATATAGTCATTGCTCTCATTATTCGCAAGAAGCTCAAAGCAAAAGAAATCCTTAACATGCAGGAGATAGATAAAGGAGGCAGCAGCGATGGCTAACATCGAAGACCTAAAGCAGAGCATAACAAGCATGAGCAATGCTGATCTTATCGCCTTGATGAAGCAAACCCGCGAGAGCAGGCGCACATCGAAGCGTGAGCCAAGCAAACTCGCAAAGGCCAAAAGCGCAACTACCAAGCCTGCCACAGCAGTATCGGTAGATCAACTACTAGCCAGCATGACACCCGAAGCAGCACTTCAACTATTACAACAACTCGAAAAGCAGGGAGGAAAGTAGCATGGGACTAGCAGTTGTTCATCCAGATAATGTAATCATCGGAGAGAGGTTTCGCAAGGACATGGGCGATATAGACCAACTCGCCCTGTCAATGAAGAAGGAAGGCGTCATCACACCACTGGCAATGCGAGATAACGAAGATGGCACCTATACCCTCCTCGCTGGTGGCCGTCGCATGGCTGCTATCATGAAGGCAGGCATCCTCGAGATCCCAGTACGCACATATCCTGCAGAGCTAACCGAACTGGAAATGCGCAGTATCGAACTGATGGAGAACCTCGCACGTAAAGATTTGGACTGGGTCGAGGGAGCAAAGCTTAAGGCAGAAATCCATCGCCTGCAAGTTGCTATCAAAGGTGCAAAGATAAGCACTAGTCCCGATGCACCTGGCCAACGCTTGCAAGATACAGCCGATCTTCTGGGTGTGAGTGTTGCCAAGCTCCACAGTGATATAGCCTTGGTCGATGCGATGGAAGTGTTTCCCGAGTTGGCAGATGCTAAGGGTATAACAGAGGCAAACAAGAAACTCACACAGCTGAAGACCGGCCTCATCAAGGAAGAACTCGCCAAACGCCTCGACGCCCAGCTAGCAACTACGCCTGTAGATCGCATCCGTGCAAATCTCTGCCAACGCTACATCCTCGGCGATTGCCTCGAGATCATGGCAAATATCCCTGATAATAGCATGGACTTCTGCGAAGTAGATCCGCCGTATGGAATAGATATAAAGCGTCTGAAGGAAAATCATGATGATAACTATCAAAAAGCATCTTATAATGAAATCCCTGCAGACGAGTATATCCCTTTCATGCGTAAGGTCCTCACGCAATGCTATCGCATCCTGGTCGATAACGCATGGCTTGTCCTGTGGTTCGGCCCTGATCCGTGGCATGAGCCTATGTACCAGCTCCTCAATGAAGCAGGCTTCAAGACCAGTCGCATCACTGCTATGTGGTATAAGGGTTCTGTCGGCCAGACACTGCAGCCAGAGACAAACCTGGCAAACTGCTATGAATCCTTCTACTACGCACGCAAAGGCAGCCCAAGCATCCTTCGCCAAGGTCGCTCGAACGTGTGGCATTATAAGGCAGTTCCGCCTGATAAGAAGATACACCCTACCGAGCGTCCTATCGAAATGATCCAAGATGTCCTCCAGACATTCTGTTGGGAAGGTAGTCGCATCTTCGTGCCGTTTAGTGGAAGTGGCAACACGCTGCTAGCCGCAGCAAACCTTGGCATGACAGGCATAGGCACTGATCTGACGAAAGAATACAAGGACGCATACACAGTTCGCGTGCATGATTCGGTGCCTATGAAATATACTTCGTATAAGAATAAGGAGGAATAAAATGCTTAGCAGCATAGCACACAAAGTTCCTGGCACTGGCCCTCTCACCGCCAAGATCGTGATGGTGGGCGAGGCTCCAGGGGCAACAGAGGTTCGCACGGGTGAGCCCTTCACAGGCAGCTCAGGCGAACTCCTAATGCGCCTGATGCAGAATAGTGGCCTCCTTCGTGGTGACGTCTATATAACAAACGTCATCAAGGAGCAGCCTCCAAGTAATAACATAGACCACTTTATCAAGTTTGCCACGGGCGGGAAGGTCACCATGACTCCTGCGTATCAAGCCTACGAGCAGCAGCTCTATACAGAACTGGCACAGACCAATGCGAACGTGTACGTGGCAATAGGCAACGTCGCCTTATTCGCATTAACACGTCTAGTGGCTGTAACCAAACGCAGGGGAAGCATCCTGACAGGCACGCAGATTGGAGGGAAGAAGGTTATCCCTATCATCCATCCAGCATCTGCTTTGCGCCAGTATATCTTCACCCACTTCATCGCGCATGATCTAGCGCGCATCGTGGAGGAAAGTGCATTCCCTGAGGTTCGCCTGCCTGCACGTACCTATCACTTAAAGCCTGGCTTCCTCGATTCTATGCAATATCTGGAACGCTGCTCGCAGGCAGAAATTATAGCCTTCGATATCGAAGTGGTGAATGAGGAAGTAAGCTGCATATCCTTCGCACTCTCGCCTGGCGAGGTTATGTCAATTCCCTTTACAATCCAAGGTCACGACTATTTCACCGTGGATCAAGAAGCAGAGATATGGCTTAAGATCGCAAGCATCTTGCAGAATCCTGCGATTAAGAAGGTCGGCCAGAACATCGTGTTCGACTTCACCTTCCTCTATCGCAAGTATGGGATCAGGGTGTATAATCTCGAGGACACCATGATAGCACAGGCCATCTGCTACCCTGACTTCCCCAAAGGCCTCGACTTTATCACGAGCATCTACACGAAAGAACCTTATTATAAAGACGAAGGCAAGAAGTGGTTCAAGTTCGGCGGTAGCGACATGGACTTCTGGTTATACAATGCAAAGGATAGCGCAGTCTGTCTCGAAGCATTCTTCGCCTTACAAATCGAACTCAGGCGCATGGGTAATGATGATGCCTATCGTAACCAATGCGACTTGATCGAACCCTTGGTGTACATGCAAGAGAAAGGCATCCTCGCAGACGTCAAGGCAATGCAACTCGCAAGCATGTCTGCAAGCGATGAGCTGGAGAAGCTCCAAGAGAAGCTCAATGCGATAGCAGGGAAGGAGCTGAACAGCGCAAGCTCTCAACAGCTCCAAGACTACTTCTACGGCGTGAAGAAGATCAAGCCCTACGTAAGCAGAGCAACTGGTGCGATCAGCGTAGACGCTCTCGCTCTCAAGCGCATTGCTCGCAAGGGATTCCCTGAGGCAACTCTCATCCTCGAGATGCGCCGATTGGCCAAGCTACAAAGCACCTACTTCGATATGAAGATCGACCCTGATAGTCGCATCCGCTGCTCCTTCAATCCAGTAGGCACAACCACTGGCCGTCTGAGCAGCAGCAAGACGATCTTCGATACCGGAGGTAATATGCAGAACCTTCCACCGGTTATGCTTAGCTACCTCAGTGCTGATCCTGAATACTACCTGTACAATATAGATCTAGCACAGGCAGAGAATCGCTTCGTGGCCTATATCGCTCCTGAGCCGAACATGATTAATGCCTTTGAAGACCATATCGACTTGCACAAGCAAACAGCAAGTCTCATATTCAGCAAGCCAGTATCGGAGGTAAGCGATGAGCCAGGATCCAGTAGTATTGGGGGTGGACTATACA